GCATTAGCGTCAAAACGGCTTTCCTGATGAATCAACGCCAGAAAAATATTCTCCGGCAAGCCATACTCTTTCGCCAGCCGCGTAGCCTCTACTACGTATGGATTATTGGAGTTATACCTGTCCCTCAACATTGACGGCTCAGCAGCAGCAACGTTCGGCACCAAATGCCCCATAGGGTTACCCTCTGCATTTAGCGGTGGAACATGCGGAGGGTAGGGAAGATCGTTTTTAGACGTTGGTTGCGAACGTTGAGAAGGAACCGCTGGCGGAGGAACCACGGTCGGAGGAATAGAAGGAATGGGCAGAGAATTTTCGTTGAGCAACTGACGCTTTGCCGGGCGCATCAGTTGTTGAGGTTTGCCCTGCCCCTGCGGCTGAGCACGGCGCTGCGTATCGCGTTGAGTTACCATTTCACCCTGTCCGCCCAGTAGGCCGCGCTGCTCTTACCCTTAGCAATATTAGCAGCGTGCCTAGCCTTAAAACTCGCACGCTTGGCCGTCATCCTATCACTCTCGCCAGCCTTGGGTGCGCCAGCAGTGCTAGCACCCTGCTCCCCAAAGCGAATGATCTTTGGCTTACCATCAACCGTGGTCTTAACAACATGAGACTTAGTAGGGTGATCAAGCGTGCGGCGTGGCTTGTTAAGAGGCAGGCTGTCCTTGTCGATCGGGGTGGCCATCACTTAGTCCGTGCCGCGCGCATGTTATCAACAAGATTTGGATACGGGCGCCCTGCGGATTTAGCAGCAGACTTAGCAGACGCTTTTGCCTCAGGCGGTAATTTTGCGGGCTTGCCCAAATCAGATGGGCGCCGCTTAGACCAAATCGCCTTGGGTTGTTTTGCCATCGCTACCACCTCACTACGCCGCATAGGGATTGCTGTACTCGCGCTTGGTAATCTTAGGCTCATCCGGGTCCTTAGCTTTCGGCAGCTCGAACCACCCATCGTTTTTGAGGTATATCACCGCTTGCGTAAATGTATCAACATAGTCGTCATGCTCGGCTACCGGAAACTTCGCCAGCTGCTTAATGAACGCACCAGCCCAACTTACAGGATGGCCCGGAGTCTTTTTTGACTCCGGCACCCATAGTAGCCCTAGCTCCAACGTTGGCGCAGACTGGTGCGCTCTACTAGTCTTGCTAGCATTGCCCGGGTTGTAACCAACGGCCGGTATGCGGGCTAACCTGAAATCTTGCAGTAGGCTTTGGCCACTAGCCTTGGCTTCAACTAGCACTCGATCAGGACGCCGGGCGCGGCCATACGGCGAATCCTTGGACATACCACCATATTCTGTTTGCCAATCCTTGATCGCGCGCGTGCGCAAGTCCGGATAACTTAGGTGCTCATCCCATGCGTCAATCAACATCACATTGCGTTCACCCTTGTGTGTAAACACCGCCCAAACAGTACACGCCGTGGGATCATTGGCAGCACTCTCGCTAAATGCGCAGTCATACGACTGTAGTATGTATTCAAACGGTGGCAGCGCCTTATCGTATGGCCAGTGCTGAAACTTGGTAACATCAAGAATACCACCCTCGGCTGGTGCAGGGTCCTGCTGCAATTGTCCCGCAGTGCCATACACCCCCAGGCTTTGCTTAAGACTGGTTATCTCAGCATCACCAAACCGCTCTGGACAAATCAACTCGCCTTTAGTAGTGCGCGGATCGTATGGGCCTAGTATTGTCTTACGCTGTCGACCGTCATACTCGGCGGGAATGCAAACATGCTCCCAGCCGCCTTGCTCAAGTATAATACCGCTAGCATCGCGCTCATGCAGACGCTGCATAACGGTAACCATGGCATCAAGCTTTGGATCGTTAAGCCTGGTTGCCCACACCATATTGATCCAGTCAATCGTCGACTCGCGGATAGTATCACTCTGTGCATCGCGGGCGGAATGCGGATCATCAAGGATCAATCGCGATCCACCCTCGCCTGTAGCAGTGCCGCCGACCGATGTCGCAATGCGATAACCCGTCTTATCATTCTCGAATCTTTGCTTAGCATTCTGATCACCCGCCAGCGTTAGCATATGCCCCCATCGCTCTTGATACCACGGCGATTGCACCAACCGGCGGGCTGATAGATTGTCGCGGATGCTAAGAACACTCGAGTAGGACGCACAAAGATACTTATGATGCGGCGCGCTCAGCCACTCCCACATTGGCCACATAACACTTACAATCAACGACTTGCTGTGCCGCGGTGGAATGTTAATCAGCAGCCGACGAATATCACCAGCGCTAACAGCTTCGAGGTGTTCGCATATCACCTCGATATGCCAGCTTGGAACAAACGGAACCCCAGGCTCGACAACGTGCCAGGCCTGTTTGACAAACTCATAGAGACTAGCGCTTGCCGATCGGCGAGACATCTCGGCTTCGACGATCGCCTTCATATCTGCTGATGAGATCGGCGCGTTCATCGCGTGTTGCTATTAGTGTTTGACGGGGGTGTTCTTATCGTCGGATTTGAGCAGCAGCGCCTGCATGGTGGCCAGATCAGAATCGCTCAGCCCGCGCAAATCCACATTGGTGATGCTCAAAGGCGCGCCATTGGCGCCAGTGATTTCCCTGCGATCAACCTCCCGCCATCCAGCGCGGGTCTTAAGCCAGAATATAGCCGATGCCACGGCGCCAGAGCCTTTGCTGGTTGCCATGCGGAATAGGTTCTGAGCCACCTGGGCGTTCATCACCGAGGCGGCCGTGCTCAACTCTTTCGCATAGTATTTTCGCAGCGTCTCGTCGCTGATCCCAATGATTTTACAAATCTGATCGTGCGTCAAACCGATACCCGCCATCAGCGTGACCTGATGGCGATCCTTTTCGGCAGGCTCATACGGTTTGCGGGACATTGTTCATCTCGTCAAATGTTTTACCAGAGGCTTCGTGGATGGCCTTCTGGCCGGCAAAGTTTTGCCAGCGGGTGATAATAACATCGCAATATTTAGGGTCTAGTTCCATGAGGCGGGAGTGGCGTCCGTTCTTTTCGGCGGCAATCATGGTGGTGCCGGAACCGCCAAAGCTGTCAAGAACAATGTCCGCACCCTTGGTGTTGTTAAGCATTTGATACTCAAAGAGTGCCACGGGTTTCATGGTTGGGTGTTCACCGTTGCGGGACGGCCTGTCAAACTCCAAAACGGTGGTCTGCTTTCGATCGGCAGCCCAAAGGTGGCCCCCCCCCTTTTTCCACCCATATAGGCACGGCTCATGCCTCCAGTGATAGTCTTGTCGCCCCATCACCATGCTGGACTTTTTCCAGATTAGGCACTGGCGAACTTTCCACCCGGCGTCTACTGCCGCGCCTCGAAAATTGTAGCCCTCCGAGTCGGCATGCCAGATATAAAAGACCGCGCCCGGCTTCATAACCGCATCGGCGGCAACGTAGGAGTCACGGAGGAACTGGCGAAATTGATCGTCGCCCATGCTGTCGTTCTGAATGGTCAGGGCGTCTTTGGTCTTACCCTCGTATGCAACGTTATAAGGCGGATCGGTCAGCCACATATCCACTTTTTGACCAGCCGCCAATTTCTCAAGCTCGTCAATATTGGTTGAGTCGCCGCACATCAACCGATGGTCCCCCATAATCCAAACGTCGCCCAGCACGGTCACGGGCACGGCCGGCGGCTCTGGAACCTCGTCCGGATCGGTCAGCCCAGCATTGGGATCGGCCAGCAGATCGGCCAGCAGTTTGTCGTCAAACCCAATCAGATCAAGATTAAAGCCCGAGGCGTTAAGATCGCCCACCTCAATCTTGAGCAGGTCAATGTCCCACCCGGCATTGAGTGCCAATTGGTTGTCAGCCAGCACGTACGCTTTCTTCTGCGCCTCGGACCAGCCGGCGGCCACCATGACAGGAACATCGGGCAACGCCAGTTGGCGCGCAGCCAGCACCCGACCGTGACCAGCGATGATTCCCCCGGCCTCGTCGATTAGCACAGGAGTCGTCCACCCCCACTCCACGATGCTGGCAGCGATCTGAGCCACCTGCGCAGCTGAGTGCGTGCGGGCGTTGCGCGCGTATGGGATTAGCGCGGCGACGGCGCGGCGCTCAACCTTATCCGCTGGCCACGCAACTCCATTTTTATGGCCAATAATCATTGGTTCCTCACTAACAAACGACGCTTAGCAGCAACGCAATCGTGGCGCAAACCAAATGCAACTGCAACCGCGACGCAAAGCCCGGCCGCAAAGCCCAATGCCCACCCCCATCACAAGCGCAGAACGCATGCGTTGGGGGCATGCGAGATATGCAAAACATACAGCAATATACGCTTGCATGGCCCCGCCGACAAGCGCACATTGTGGGCATAGAGAAACACACGGAGACACGGACATGGCCAACCTTCTCAACGCCTACCGCACCGCACCAACCGCCGCCAACCGCGCCAAACTCGCACGTTACCTTGACCGCCACGCGATGGCTCTCTGCCTCGCGACCGCCGAGGAATATGCATTTCTCAAAGCAAACGAATTCATCGCTTAACCAACCGGGGGCTTCGGCCCCCACCACCCTGCACAGCCCCAACAGGAGACACCGACATGACCATGCGCATCCCGGTCATCACCGCAGCACTGACCGCCGCCATCAAGACGCGAAACGCCAAGCTTTTTGGGGATCCGTCGACCGAGATTTCGGCGGTGCATGATCTGCTGGTGGCGCTAACAGCCCCAGCCGAAGCAGCGCTGGCCAAGACCAACGGGCAGGCTTCGGCATTCTGCGTCACCTCGGCCACTGAACTGCGCACGTTTGCGGCATCCGCTGAGGCTGAGATGGCTCGGTCCGGCATCCCGCTGGCATTGCGCGGCGGCGCCATCGTGCGCGCTAGGCACGCTGGCCCAAGTGCCAAGGCCTACAAATGGCCCGCGAAAGCAACGATCGTGACGCTGACGCGGGACAGCAAGGGCCAGTGGTTTTTAACCTCCATCGCCGCGACGACCGTTTACCCCAAGGGCGCCGCGGTGATGGAGGTCGATATCAGCCCCGCCGCGCGCGACGCGGTGATCAAACACGCGATGGTGGGTTTTACCGTCGGGGGCGTCGGCGCATGACGATCCCCACCACCCTGCACAGGAGACACGAACATGTTTGAAATCTGCGCTTTCCTTGGCACCAAAAAAACTCCGAAACCGCGCAAGCCTGCAGGCTTTCGGATTATTCCGGGCGCTCTGTGCTCAGTCTGGGGCCATTCCGGCACCGTCGTGGGCAAACACCCGACACTCAAAAACTGGTGGAATGTGGAGGTGGGTAACAACATCACGGGGTTTCATCGGTCACAGATTGACCTTGCATCATGAGCCCCCTTCAGTTCGTCGAGGCACTCGAGGCCATCGGCATCAGCGCGCGCTACCTCGGCCGTGTCACCGGCATTCCATCTGGCACAATTGCCAATTGGACGCGGCCAAACACCAAGGGGGGGTTTGCGACACCTGTCCCGGCCGTCATCGCGGATTGGCTGCGGCGCCAGGTTGCGCACAGGGAGAGTGATCCGGCACCACGCATGAGGGCCAAACCTAGGGGGTAGGTTCGGCCATTTCCGCTAGAGTTTGGGGTCCCGGGAATAACCGCTTGATCTCTACAAAGGGTACGAGAGTTCGACGCCCAAGTTTCACGGGTTTAATCTGGCCGCGTTTCACGAGCAGATAGAAGAATGATTTGCTGATGCTAAGTTGCTTGCAGGTCTCGGCAACTGACAGCGAGAGGGGATTGGTAACCATGGGGCCTCCAATTGAAAATTGTTTTACCGACATTGTTAACTCAACGCCGCTCGCCCCAACGGCGTCGATTCAAACGCGGTCATCTCGTCGCGATAGATCTCCAGCATTGACTGGGCGGCGGCGACCTTGTCGGTGTCCAGCTGCCGCTCGGCGATCAGTTTGCGCAGGATTTTGGCGTCATAGCCCGCGCTTTTTGCCTCGGCGTAAATTTCTTTCACGCTGATCGCCAAATCGACGCGCTCAGCCTCTAGCCGCTCGATCCGTGCGACTAGGGTAGGGAGGCGGCTGTTGTCATTGGGCTCGCTCATGTTTTATTCTCCTGTTGTCGGTGGTTGATCGGCCAGCCAGTCGTCTATCAACTCGCGCGTGACTTTGCCCTGCATTATCGCTAGCAGCAAAAGCAGCAGCAACTGAGGCGGGGCAGTTTTGCCACTCTGCCAGTGATAGACCGCGCGGGTTGTCACGCCGGCGATAGACGCGACATCCGTCGTCGATAGCCCGACCGAGGCGACGAGGTTATTAAACGTGTTTTGGGGTTTGGTCATTGGCAATTCTCATCCTTTCGCGTTGTGCTGCGGCGCGCGCCATCAGGGCCATTGTTTGGGCGATTAAGCTCCAGGGCGTTTCCGCATAATTATTAACTGTGGCTGGGTAGTCAGCAATCATCTCCAACGCCTCGAGCGCGGAGTGTTGTGGGG